CGATTGCGTGTTTCCCCCAGCACGTTCACATCCGTAATTGGATCATACGCCGCCGGCTCTCAGGTTGAGATTGATCTGGTGCGGGAGTACACCGAAACCCTTCTCGCAGAGTATGTAAAGATAGGAGATAAATGGGGGCGTGTGATTAAGATAAACGGCGTGACAATTGCACAACCAGCTTGGATGGCTATTACCTATTGGGGCAACGCAATTTGCAGACCCGATTATGTTTTAGTGGGTACACCCCCGGTGGAGCCGCCTGTGCCAGCCGAACAAGAAAAGATCGTATCGCTAACCGTTGTCTCGCATTATGCGGACGGTAGTTCTGTGACGGAAGATTTCTTCCCTGTGGTGTAACATGGAGATTATTGTTCACACCGAGACAGAGTCTCTGCTGTTTGAGAAACGGCAACCTGCTCCGCCAGTACCCACTCCGTTTATCCTAAAAGATGTCAACCTGCGTGTGCCTGACATTGGTAGAAAGTTTGTGCAAATGAAGCACGACTTTGATGTCTTGGGACAACCAAGGTCGTTCGGATATAAGTATGCCTTCCCGGCAGTAGTCAACAAGAATTGGGGCTTGCTTACAAAATACGCTGACCAAGTTTATGATTACGTTGAAATTCCAGATGTTTGGGCGAAGTTCTTTTGGGATTTTTGGAATTGGGCATCTGGTTATAAATTACCCGTTGGGAAAATAGAAAGCTTTTACATAAAGAGTACCAATACGGGTGTGTTCGCCCGTGCTACGTTAGGGTCATTGACGCAGGTGTATATTGACATGATTGAGAAGTCAAGGTCACACACGGATTCCTATTCTCCAGAAATTGGAGCTAGGGACATTGTGACCGGCAGAAACTTGGAGAATAATAAAAGATGGCAGTGGTTGTTCAGGCCGACAACTGGACAGATGGGAATGGTAAAAGCAGACAGAGGTACATATTGGGAATTAGAGGCATTAGATGTTCTAAAGCCTCCGCCTTCGATGAGCGTTATTGAAAACAGTCCGTGGCTTTGGGGTTGGGCTACGGAGGCAACCCCAGTAGGTATCCTGCCAAAGCCGTATACAAAATGGGTTGTATCGGGTTATCCACAAATCGAAGTGGCGTTTCGTCAACACGGTTGGCTAGAAAAACCAGGGACGCCGATTCCGTTACTATCAAAGGGTGGCAGCATCCTTATCAAGAAAAGTTCCTGTGTGGAGCTTGCGGCTGGATCGCGCTGGTCACCATATGTACCTGAAAAATAGAGACCCCGTCATTCAGAGGATAAGAAATGGCGCTTTTTCGGGCGTCCGGGAGGAGGAATGATCCCTGAGAAATGATCACTTCTTTGGACGTAGTCCTGCCATAGATAAATAAAACAATAGGTGGCGCTGCCCGGCGCCACCTGTGGTGCAGTAGGAGACGACTGATGCCTGGTAAGCGGCGAATCTTCCTGCGAGACGTTCAGCGCTGAGCCGGCGGCGGGCAGAGATACGCCGGCGTTTAGTAATATTATACGCATAAACTATGCGAAAGACAAGTACCCCACCCCCTTCCATTGGGCATTCGCTACGCTCGCCGCTTTCTCCCAAATATCAATTCATTTGGTGGAAGAAAAGCATCCAGTACTCAGAGCGCCCAATTATCGACTGGAGAGGCGCGTTTGTGGGCTTTGTCGAGATCGATCTGAGCGAGGGATAGGTAACGCTTGACCATATCCAGGGAGGAGTGCCCGAGTAACTTTTGCAGGGTGTATGGGTCGCCGCCGTTGCGCAGGTATTGAAGCTCGGCATGTTTCCATATGTCACAACTTCAGAGACAGTCGGATGCGAAACGCCTATTTTTCTCGCCAGCTCCCGAATACCCAGGTTTTCAGTGGCCATCTTTGACTTGATCATCTGCAGCAATTCGGCACGGACTTGTCTCATTACGCATACTTTACTGTATTTGGTAGTAGATACTCTTTCCATTTTGGAAAAATTCCCTATTGACAAAAGTTCATAAATGTATATAATACTGGTAGATATTTCTACCAGTTTGACAGTAACATTTTTCAAGGAGAGAGCTATGGCGGAAGGTAAAGTTATTCGTGTAAGCGAGGATGTACACGCCAGGGTGGTGAAGATTGCGAAAGCCAACTGGCGCGGCCTGGGGGACCAGGTGCGGTATTGGGCGGAGACGGCTTGCACTCACCCCCAGGCGACGCGGATACAGCTGAGTATTGTGGTGGCCCGCGTTTTGGAGCCCGTGGAAGAGAAGCCCGCGCAGGTCGGCAAGGGTCAGCCGTTTCGCGGCTTTTATTGCATCAAATGCAGGCAGTATGTGCTTTCTACCGACGCCGATGATATCAAAGCGGCAGAGATCACAGAGGCGCTGGGTGTAATGGTGCTTAGGAAGACGAAATAAGGAGTTTGTTATGGCTGAGAAAAACAGAAAGCAAATCATGGCGGTCAGCAAGGGCAATTACCGAGGCGTGGCGATCTATGAAACGCCGCAGGGATTTGCGGTAGCACTCGGGCTGCTGGTGTATGTATCCAATGCGTTGAGTTCGATCACCGGGTTTATCGATGCGTGGTTTGATTTGAGGAAGAACTAGACCCGACCCCCACTGTGGCGCCTTGGCGCCACATCTCCCCCAAAACGGAAAACACGATTTAGGGGAGAAAGGGCTAAGTAATAAAAACCGTGCCCGAGCGGATGGAACCGCAAGGGCACGAAGGGCACTGACATTTGGGACGCCAGCGCCTCTATTGTACACCAAAATGGAGAGAACAATGAATAACACATTAGCAATACACGGCACGAATGCAGATGTAGACGCAATGGCAAGCAGGTTCAGGATCGCTTTACGGGGCGGCGACAAGCTGAACAACAACGAAGCCCGCGCCCTGGCACAGATCGCAATTGTCACGAGGCTTGACCCATACATAGGGGAGCTTTGGTACATCCCCGGCAAGGGGCCGATGATCGGAATTGCCGGCGCGCGAAGATTGTGGAATGAGAAAAGTATCGCGGGCGGCGGGTATTCTTTTGTGGAACTAATACTCTGTTCGCCCAAGGAGGCGGGGGCAACCGAGACAGATGTAGTTGCGGCATATAAAGCCATTGCACACGACAGCCAGGCAACCAGGGAATATCTAAAATTATTTCAGGACACATTGAATATGATGCGGGAAACAAAGGCTGCAGATCCGTTTTCCGCGGCGAAGGAGCTAGTGGGACCCAAGCCCCAATGGGTGGGGTACGGATATTCAACCGAGAGTGAGTCTTCCCGCATGAACAAGACGCAGCTTGCCCGTAAACGAGCCGAGGCAGACGCCCTCAAAAAGTGCATTATTGTTCCTTTCGGTGTGGATGTGTCCATCGAAGAACATAACTCCTCCTATGTTGAAGCTAAAGTAACGGACATCACAGAACCTGCGCAAGCCATGACATACGACCAAGCACGGCAGGTTGTGGTGAAAACCAGCAGGGGCGAAAAATTCATCGGTGAGATGGACGCCGAACAACTCCAAAAAGTTCTTGAGAACTCCAAAACCCTCGAGCATATCGAAGCCGCGCGGATTGTGTTGGCAAATGATTTCAACATGGTGACGGAATGACCGACCTCATCCCCACAGGACAGATACCCGAAGCGGCCTGCCCGCGATGCGGAAACGGGTTGCGGGTGATAACGAAGCTCGCCTTCAACGAGTACACCAGGCATAAGCAATTCGTTGGGTGTATGTCCTGGCCGCTGTGCGGCTATGTATCCGTATTGACGGACGAGATCAAAACCGCGATGGAAGCCGTGCAGGTTGAAAGAGAAATGACGGCGGCGGAGTTTTAGTACCTACCTGGAGCAGGAGAAAACAAGATGGCCACGACACCGATTTATGACAAGATGCAGGCGGAGCTGCGCGCCGGTGAATTGAGCATGCTGGAGCGAAGGGTTTTGGAGATCCTGAACGATCAGGCCGGCGCAACCGTGACGCGGCATGATTTTATCCGCCTGATCTTCGGATACCAGCCCGATGGAAGTTTGAACGGAAACAAGCACGACCGCAAGATCCGCATTGCGATCAAGAGCCTGCGGGATAAGGGTGCGACGTTCGTCGTGTCGTCTTCGGGTGAGGCTGGATATCGGATCGATACGAGCGCGGAGAAGGCGCAGGAGATGGCCGGCGAGATGGAGAAACGAGCCAGGCAGTTGACTGCAACTGCGGAGAGGATCCGCGCGGCGCTGCCGAAGGTACGTCCGCCTGAGCGGATGAAGGTAGGCGGCTTCAAGCAATTGTCATTCATCGCCGAGCGCGCCGGGGATGGTATGTGATGAACGTTGGTATGGCGTTTACCATCATTGTGACAGACGAGAGACGGAAAGATGGAGAATGTATCAGGCGCGTGGAGAAAAGGCTTCTGCGCGCCTATAAACGGCTTGGAACGTGGGCGCGCGGTGGAAGCAGAAATGGGCGTGAATCATGGGTATATTGTGGCGTTGGTGAAGCACGGGAAAGTACCGGGCAACCCCGCGGTGCGCCAGAAACTTGGTTTGCCACGAGTGTTTCCATCGGAGCGGAAGCCGCGGGTCAGGAGAATCATTCCGTCTCTGGGGTCGGAGGGTTGGGAGCAGGTATTTTTTCGGAGATTGAAACCGAGGAGATGGAAATGAGTGAAAAACAGCGATGAGCCTATCCAGCCAATGGAATGATGCGGTGCGGAAAAGCGGCAAATTGTTCGAGAGTTCAAGAGATTTATTAAAGGATGCAGAGAAGATGAAACAAACAATATCGAGTGAGCATAACGAGCAAGCCACCTTTGTCGATTATGTGTTGTGGACCTACCAGCACCATGACGATTTCATCCGTGGTTTATTTTTTTCAGTGCCGAATGGCGCCTGGCTGGGCGGACGCGCGCCGGCGATGATGAACAAGATGAAGAGGGAAGGTTTCCTGCCCGGTGTGGCCGATATTTTATATCTGCAACCACGCGGCGGACATACGTTCCTGGCCATTGAGATGAAAACCATAAGACGACGAAAAGAGAAGAACGGCGGTGTTTCGGATGAGCAGATGGCTTTTCTCCAGACGGCAAATCAATCAGGAGCATTGGCAGTATCCTGCTATGGCGCGAATGAAGCAATCGAGCTGTTTGACGGTTACATGAAATTGTCGAAGGCAGACGAGAAATGGCTATAAAAGTTCCTAAACCAACAATTGCAGAGATGCTCTCAAATAGCAATGGCGCAATCCAGCATCTCGATAACACGATTTCCGAATTAACGAAGTATCGTGACAGTGCCACTGCGGAGATCGCTCAATATTTGCGGAGGGGGTGGGGATCGTGGATGACTCCACGAAGAGCCGCATGAGTTCGGCATGCAAGGCTGCGGTGAAGATCGGCTTGATGTCAATGGACGACCTGGGCCGCTTCAAGGTCAATGCGGAAGAGATCAATCGGTTGAAGGTTTTGAGCGGGTTGAAGAGGTAAATAATGACTACTTTATTAACCCGTAAGCAGGCAGATGAATTGCGCTCAATTGGCGACAGTGCGATGGTGCTGTTTGCGTTGTGGATGATCGACCAGAATTATCCGGGACGCACCACCAAGCCCAGGGAATTGCTGCCTTATCTATACCCAATCATCAAGGACTTGCGGAAGCTGGAGACGCAATTGAACGCTTTGTGCGCAACGGGACGACTGGCTGGCACGTCTGCCGGCTATGTGCTGCTCGAAGGCGGTAAGGCGTTGATCCTGGGAATGTCTGGCGAGCTCCAACCCCAAATTGTTGAAAAAGACCTGGCACTAAGCCCTGCACTCGATGCAGGCACTGTAGTAAATGCCCAGGCACTGTCCTCCCTGCCGATCCCCCTGTGTCGCCTCGGCGACACAGCTCCCCATTTGGAAGAGCATCCAATAGGGGGAGAAAATGACACGCGCACATTGCGCGCTCTTAAGAAAGAAGAAGAAGATTCAATTTTAATTTTAAAAACAGATTCTACTTCTTCTACTTCTAAGAGAACACAAAATGCGCGTAAAGACGGCGAATGGCCGACGGTGCTGGAAATCCTTGAAGCAACACCTGATTTGTTCGGTGAGCCTGGCGTCGCATTGCACGGGCTGGATTTAGATTTAATTACGCCGTGGCTGGCTTTGGCGTGGGTCGCTCATGCCTGGGATCAATGGCGGGAGGGCGGAAAACACGGGAATCTGCATTCGCCATCCGGGGTGGTGCACAGCCGCCTGAAAAACGGAGAAAAGCCGCGCCCGGTCTATTACAACAACGGCTGGGATATCCTACCCGATAGTTTCATGGAGGTTCTGGGATTGCGCACCTATGTCTGCGACGATTGCAGGGTGGAATTTCAGAAACGCGCTGAGTTTGATGAACATCGAAAACTGCTCTTGCGCTGCGACCATATCGAGTGGGGTTGCGAGGAGAGATTTCACACCCTGGAAGCTATGGAAGAGCATTCAAGAAAAAATCATAAACAACCGGAGCAGCCAACTTACAACGTATTCGAGTCGTTACCGGCGGATCATCGCGGCGCATGTGCGTGGGAGTTGGTCAAGCAGGAATTGCAAAAGGATATGCCGCGTGCAAGCTTCGAGACGTGGGCGAAGGATACGGCTGCGGTTTCATTTGAGCGGAAGACTCTGCAGGTTGCGGTCCGTAATGCGTATGCGCGGGATTGGCTGGAGAACCGACTGCAGACGAAGGTGAATGCGATGTTGAAAACGTATCTGCAAGAGGAATTGACCGTGATGTTTGTGGTTGGGAAGATCGAGGAGTAGGCAATGTTAAAAAGAATATGTCAAATTGCAGTGATACTGATCATGGCAATGATTACGACCTCCATTTTTTGCATTTTCCTTTTGATTGGCTTTCTGGGCGGAATGTCCGGGTTATAGGATGTGAAAATGAAGAACGTATTTCCTGTGCTGCCATTCGGCCTGCGCTCGATGTGTGATGACGTGTTTGTCCTGAATGTGTTGTCCCGTGAGCGGCGGCTGAAGAAGATTGATTATCGGGCATTTTATACGCTGAAGAACCTGCTGATCAAGTACCTATATGAGTATGGATATTGCATCGAGGTTTTGGAACATAAGCGAGACCACGAGTGCTGGACCTGCGAAGGAGAAGGGTGCTTTCGCTGCGGCGGGACGGGCGTGCATCACACAGAGCTATTGTATGGTTTTACGTTTTACCTAGCCGGCAAGACCTACAAATGGCACCAGCTCCAACGGTTCTGTGATTACGCGGTGAAACTGACGGAGATTACTCCAATGCCCTATGTATCCACCAGCGAGAAGGGATTCATCAATCCATCTGAACAAAAGCAGATCTGGATGATGGCGCGGACGGGAATCGGGCTGTGGCTGCGCGGTGTACGGAAGCTGCCGCGATTGATCGGTGTGTATGGTGGAAGCTGGCAATTAAACGCCCGGAGGCGCGTCAATGATGATCACGTCCCATTCTAAGAGCATGTTGATGAGTAGTCCGATGGTGAGGGCTTACCTGGCCGGGTTGAAGACACAGACACGCAGGACGCGGGGTTTGGATTTGGTCAATAAAAACCCCGATGAATGGTTGTTGTCTTCGATCAAAGACGGCGACACGCTTCGCGTCCATGTCTTTTTTAAAAATAGAAAAGAGGGACATTTGTGCCATTTATGCCGCCCGCCCTATGGCTGGGCAGGAGATACGTTATGGTTCAAAGAGACGTATGCGGAAATCTGTAATTGGGCTGACCCAATCTGTCCGTGCGAGAGTGACGAGGAGGAGAAGGAAAATCACTACATCGAATATCGAGCCGATACGGGCAACAAATACCCCGGTGATTGGCCAGAGGAGGAGGCTCGCGGAAACCCCGAGGCTCCGAAATGGAAATCATCCATGTTCATGAAGAAGATTCACAGCCGTTTCGTGGATATCCCGATCGCGAATGTGCGTGTTGAGCGGTTACAAGATATCAGCGATAGCGATGCGCTTGCTGAAGGAATAAATGCGATTGCCGAGGGAGTGATTTTTAGTTCATTTCGCATGGGTACGGGTGAGTTGAGTTATGCACAGTTTCAGTATAAAAATCTATGGGACAAGTTGAATGGCAAGAAATTACCCTGGTCAATGAACCCGTGGGTGTGGGTGTATGAGTTCTCGAAATATCAGGAGACGGTGATATCATGAACCATACAGATGCGAGGATGATCGCCGATCAACTGCATGAGTGGGCGAAGGATGCCTGCGAATATGAGCCGCCTCTTGATATAGATAGATTGTGTACGATTGCAGGCGGGTTGCGAAGACACAGCGAGGATGTGCATGATATTGAGATTGTGGCAAAGCCGACCCCAGGTGCCCCCAGACCAGTGTTCGGTGAGCCGCCGTATAAAACAGAATTCGATAAAGTCCTGGCACGGCTGGAGAAGGATGGTTACCTGCGCTCCCTAATGGGTGGGGAGAAGTTGAAGAAGTATGAAATTCACATGCAGAGGTTTGATCTTCCGTCCGCGCTCAGTGCGTTCAAGGTTGAGTTTTATTTATGTACGCCGCCGGCACAGTATGGCGTGCTTTTGATGATCCGTACGGGACCGGGAAAGGATGAAGATAATTTCTCGCAGTATATTGTGACGCCGCGCCGTCTGGGAGGTGCGCTGCCGGATGGCTACCGTGTGAAATATGCGGCGGTATGGCGAGAAGAGCAGATGGATGCGAAGGACGAACCAATCAAAGGGCAACTGCCTTTATCAATGCCCGGTGAAGTGGATTTCTTCGATTTCCTGGGTTTGCCGTGGATCGAGCCAATGAATCGTCATGCGATGTGGAGGAGGAAGAAATGAGCAAATTCCTGGATACGATGCGCGAGAAAATCCGCGTGAAGCTGGGATTGAAAAACCGACGGGTCCGCATATTTTGCGTCATTCGTTTGCAACGCATTTGTTGCAGGAAGGATATGATATACGGAAAATTCAGGAATTGCTCGGTCATCAAGACCTAAAAACCACTATGATTTATACACATGTGGCAAATGTGAGCGCGGGTGTAAAATCACCTGCGGATCTGTTGGATATTAGTGACCCTGTGGGTCTCTAATTATGAGTTCGGCGGCTGATATGCAAAAGAAAAATCCGAAAATCCATTTTTATACTTTGCACGCTGGCGACCATCCAGGCGATTTTTATACAAACGTCACAGGCTTGGTTACTTGTAAAACGTGTTTGCGGTTGCTCAAAGGTAGCCGCCGAACACCGCGTGCACTGGACGGTGGGGAGTCGCCCGCTAATCTATCGTTATTTTCCGCAGAGGTTATTCGCCCTGCGAAGGTTACTCGCAAATCCCCGCGCCATTAACGCAAGCCGTTCGGCGGCTATCTTCGCGGTCTGAAATTGCTCTAAAATTGGTGCTTGTAACCCCTTGACAACCTAAGCGGTTAGGTATATACTAACAACATCGTCAAGCAAGTAATCAACCACAAGGAGCAAAAATGGACACAAAAGTAACTCTCACCAAAAACGCAGATGGATACGCACACGCTCACGGCATCGAGAAATTTGTTATATCCCTATCTGGTGGCTTCCCCATTGCCGCCGCCGCTGATGTGTCAATCGAGCCAGCGAACGAAGATGGAAAAATCTACGCTCGCGTAAGTGTTGGCAACCAAAACGACGGAAAAATGTTTGACACTTTCGAAGCCGCCGCTGAATTTGTCGACCGATTTATCAATCCTCCGCAGAATCGCCGCCTGAGTGATTTAGTCCGCGCCAATGGTCGCCTCATGGAATCAAAATATGATGGCACAGATTGCCTCGGTCAGTCCTACAGCGCAGGCGAAAACATATATTTTTACGCCAGCAAGAACAGCAACGCAAAATTTATCCTTAAGGCTGAATAAAATGATCCGCGAAAATATACCCTCCATCACATGGGCTTATCGCCTCCGAGACATCAAGCCTGACTACATCCACGTAGTCAGGCAAGGCTATCTCAATATTTACCGTGTCGCTAGTTTGTGGGTTGGTGAGTTGGTCGTGGGCAAGCAGGACGCCAACGGAAAACTTGAGCCAGGCGCAATCCTGCTAACCAACGGGTACGCCTATCGCAACACCTCCAAGCCGCAAGATATTGCAGATGATATTTATGAGGGCAATAATGGTGATGAGACAGTCGCGTTACTCAATCCAAATACCGCCGCGTCTGTGCTAGGGAAATTGGGCGGCTCTGTAACAAGCAAGGCAAAAAAGAAATCGTCCGCTAATAACGGCAGGCTTGGCGGGCGTCCGAAAGGCAGTAAAAACAAGCCCGCCGCATAACACAGCGTGCAGGCGACGTGTGGCGGGCGCAGGTAATTTACTGCAAAGGTTCTACCGCCACACGCGCCTAACGCAAACCGTTCGGCGGCATCTTGCCAGAGAAGGTCTTATGCTAAAAAAGAAACCACAAATAGGCGATAAGGTAATAACGGGCAATCCCGATTGTTGTTGGAGTATGCACAAAGAAGGTTCGCTTGGTGTCATTGTTGAGCGTGATAGTTTGAAAGATTGGGGTGGCTTGGTAAAGGTTGGCAGGCGGTCTTGGTGGCATTGTCGCAAATGTCTATCACTGCCGCCGAACACAGCGCGCACCCGACTCTCTCCAAGTGGCGGCAAAATGCCTGCTAAAAAATCTAATCGCAAAGGTTCTGCGCCTGCAATCAGCGGGTAATGCAGTCCGTTGGGCGTATCGGAGGTCAAATGAATTGGTTGAAAAGAAAATTTTGGATGTGGTGGTTTTTTAGTTGTCCTGTTGGTTATTCGTTTATGGGTCACGAAAACGGTAAGGCGTTTTGGTTTTATCCCATTGGCGTGAATATCCGATATAAGCGCGATCAGTATATTTCGTTGCACCTGCGAGAACGCCCAACACAGCGTGCACTGGATTTGCTGTCACGTCTGGCAAAATGGGCTGGTTTTGCACAATCCGCAAACCAGTAACGCAAACCGTTCGGCGCTTCGTGAGGTAACAATGTCTGATGATGACGAAATCGAAGATGAATATGATACGAGTTGCCCGTCATGTGGTCATTCGCCAATTCGCTCCTGCCGTTGTAGAAATCTTGGTTGCGAAGATGGCTGGATTGATCGCTACGATGAAGACCCGCTTTGGTACGATGAAGATGATCCTGAAGTGTGTACCGAGTGTTGGGGAACAGGCGTTGAAAGATGGTGTCCGAAATGCGGTTTTGATTTTCGGAGAGCGCGCCGAACAAAGCGTGCAATGGATTGGCGGGTACGTCGCGGCTTGAAAGCGAAGTAGCGCAACCCGCCCTTCGCCAGTAACGCCAGCCGTTGGAAAGACTGGAGGTACAATGAGTTTTTTACTTGGCTTATTTATTGGAATGGGTCTATCTTCAAAAGGTAGCAATCGAGATGATGTTGGCGGAATACAGTTTTTGACTGTAGAAGAAGCAATGAGTCACAAAGGATCACCTGATCCATTTGACGCGCAAGACGCTTTCCAACAAAGTTTTGCACCCGACTCCTTGAAGGCTGGCGATTCTAGCCTGCCCGAATCTGTGAGAGTTGAGAATAACTTGCCTGCTGAGAGCGGGTAAAAATAACCGTTGGGCTTATACTTGAAGAAAAAGGAGTGTTTTATGTCTCAATCATTATTAGACCAAAAGTTTGTCCAATGGCTTATTGAAAAAAAAGGCGCATATTATAACGAGCAAGGGGAATTATGTCTTGCTAGTGCTGTGTTTACAGCAGACGACTACAACAAAATGATTGCAGAAAGCCCAACACAGCGTCCACCTGACGCTGGGGATTCTGGTGAATAAATTAGGCTTTATCTACGCTGTGGGCTTTTTCTGGTTGGACGGCTTCGCCGTCCCCGCCCCAGCGCAGGTAACGCAAGCCGTTGGTCCTTATTCTTAAATAAGAAAACTGATGGAATCAACCACACTGCCAAAACCACTCAGCCCCCAGCAGAAGATCATCATGCAGCATCTTGTGGATGGTCTATCTTATAAAGAAATCGCGCTGCAGATGGGCGTTGAAGCCAGGACGATCAGAACTTATTTATCCCGCATTCGGATCAAGATGGGCGCAAAGAGTAATTATCGCTGCATTGCCCTCTTGATAGCCGGCGGCGAAGTAACCGTCAATCCAATGGATGACCACATTTAGCCACTTGCGTATAGTTTATCTTTTCTCCATAATGGGGTGCAAAGGAGAATTTCACATGTCAAACAAAATTTCATATAACTATATGGACGGGTTCAAGATTTTGTTGGCGGCGGCGACTTTCGGCTTCGGCTGGTTCGCAGACAACCAAAACACAGTCATCGCATACTCGGCTGTGCTGATCGTGTGGCTGGTCAGTGTATTAGCCAGGCAGAGCGCCAAGTTCGAGTGGCTGAAAGGCAAGGGGCCTTTGACCGTCGCGGTCTTTGTGGTTTCGTTTGGCCTGTCCTACATTTTCCACCCGTTCGTGATCTCCGCCCTGCCTAGCTGGACTGGTGACGCGGGTTCATACGTTCCATTGCTTGCAGGATGGTTCGAAGCCTTCTTTTCCATTGTCGGCACGGCTGTAGTTTTTGCCATGAGCATCTACAATATTTTGCTTGCCAAGGTCCTTGAAAAGCTGCCGGAGATCACCAGCCAGTCGCTGCGGTTCATTGGTTTGAAGAAGTAATTTATTCAACCGAATTTATCCCGGCCTGGGAATCAGGCTGGGATAAATTGTTTATGTCCCTACTCCCCGCTTATTGGGTCGCGATCAACTTAACATTGGCCGGCATTGGCTGGATCCTGTTTGCGCGGTCACAACGCGGCAGGTTTCACGCCAATATTTTGCCGTGGTTATCCCTGCCCTTCTTTACTGTAGCCCTGGTTTATGTGTGGTTTAACTTTTTCAATGTGGACATTGATATGCGCGCCGTGTTTGCCAGGCTTGGATTTCTGATCATCGCCATTCCCCAGGCCGTTATTTTGATCCTATTATATGTCTTGAACAGAGGGGATAATGGACAACCCGAATAATATTATTCTCATCTCCTTCATCAGCGCGTTTGTCTCCACCCTGGGCGCGATCGCGGCGATCGGGATCAACCTTTATAAACTCAGGGCTGAGCGCAATAAGACCGAGGCCGAAGGCGATTCTGCGATTGGCGCGGCGGCAGACAGCATTGCGACAGGCGCAAAAACCAGCAACGACCTTTTGCTGAGGCGTCTCGAGGAAATGGAGCAGCGGGAAGAAAAACGGGATGAACGCGAAGCAGATCTGCTGCGCAAAGTCACCGCCCTGGAGGCCAGCCTGGCGGACTGGCAGAACTGGGCGCGCCGGCTGGTGCATCAACTGAAGAGCCACGGCATGGAGCCTGTGCCGTTCAAGCCCCTGCCGAAGGCTGAGCCAAAAGCCGGCAGTTAGCCTGTTATGGGCAAGCTCATGGTTTCGCACCATGAAGTCTCCGGTTTGGTTTGGGTGACCGTTACGAAATGCGAGAGAAAACAGGACGAAATTAGATGATGAAGCTCAGTAAAAAACAAAAGAAACAAGTGCTTGCATGGATCGCAGGGGGGGGCGGGAAATGATGGCCGGCAACAATAGCGAGTTTACCTGCCAGGGATGCGGCAAGTTGATCGGGCATCTCATTACTCACCCAAAATATCCGTCACTCCAGGTGCTGAACCTTGGCAATTTGAACATTGCTGAAAGCTATCATGGGCGGTGCGGGGTATGTCATATCGGTATACACTTTGATTGGCGCTGGGAATTGGCCGCCCGCGTCTTTGTAAGGATCCCACTTGAAGAGGCGGAACATGCGTAAGGGAAATATGTGGAGGATCGCAAATGGTGGCAATAAAGCCCCGTATGTGATGGAGAAGTTTTAGATAACGAAAATGGGCAAAGAGAAGAAACGAAAGCTCACTAATAAGGAAAAGGTATTCATTGATGAATACCTAAAGTGCTTTAGCGGGGCGGAGGCGGCAAGGAAAGCAGGCTATTCTGCCCGCTCAATCTATTCGATTGCCTATGAAAACCTGAGGAAACCTGTGATTCGAGAAGAACTCGACCGTCGAATGGCTGAAGTGCATATGTCGTCGGCTGAAGTGCTGGCGAGGCTGTCAGACCATGCACGAGGCAGTCATAGGCCGTTCGTAAAAGTAGCCACTGATGGCTTCGTGTATTTTGATTTCTCAAACCCCGAAGCAATGGAACACTTACACCTGGTGAAGAAGATCGAAACCAAACGGACACGCCGGCTTGAAGGGCGTGGTAAGGATGCTGAAGAGTGGGAGGATGAGTGGATAAGAGTCGAGCTGCACGATCCACAGGACGCGCTTGAAATGCTTGGCAAATACCACAAGTTGTTCGTCGAACGAAAGGAATACAGCGGGCCGAACGGCGGCCCCATCCCAATCTTCGATATGGATACATGGAAGAAAGAACGCGAAAGCCGATTGAAGAAGTTGAAGGATCAGGAAGAGTAGTAATGTGGAGATCAAAACGCTCAAGGCGAAGTTTGCGGCTGAATTCATAGATATTCGGGAGGCGGCCCAGGTGGATAATGCCATTTGGGAAACCTTCCAGATCAAGTACCTTAACAACTCAACACGGTTCCAGGCGGATGTAAAGAGCCGGCAGATCGCGTGGTCGTTCACGTCGGCGCTGGATGCGTATTGCGACAGCCGCATCGAGCCGGGCAACCCGTATGTCTTTGTTTCCATTAACTACGATGAGGCAAAGGAGAAGATACGTTACCTGCGCGCGATCATCGCGGCTACAGATGAGCCCGTAAGGCCGAAGTGGTTTATCCAGGACAGCATCACGACCATCGAGCTTGATGATGGCAGCCGCTTCATCTCGCATCCGTGCCGACCTGTGAGAGGAAAGCCCAAGGCGCGCGTGTATTTGGACGAGATCGCGCATTATCCACACGGGATGGACCGCGAGATATACACCGCGGCGCTGCCTGCCACGACCAAGGGGGGGTATCTGCGAATGGGATCTTCCCCCCTCGGAGCAAAGGGATTGTTCTGGGAGATCATGACAGAGTCCATGCGGAAGTGGCCAGGCTTTACCCGCCAATTTATTCCGTGGTGGGAAGTCAATTCGATGTGCACGGACCGCAAGACTGCGCGCGAGCTGGCTCCGAAAATGCAGACACAGGAGCGGATATACGCGTTTGGCACGCAGACCTTGATCGATATATTCGAGAATATGTTCCTGGAAGACTTCCAGCAGGAATACGAATGCGCGTGGGTTGATGAGTTGACGGCGTGGATCTCATGGGACATCATCACGCGCAACCAGAAAACAGAGCTGCTTTACTGGCACGCGCGCAGTGTGGATGAAGCCCTGGGGCTGATCGAAGAGATCAACCGCGCGATATCCACGGGCGAGATCGAGCCGGCTTTGTCGGCGGGACTGGATGTCGGCCGGCACCATGACCTGACAGAGTTCGCGGCTGTGGGTAAATCAACCACAGGGCAGCTTCCTTATCGAATTGCCATTTCGCTTGACCGTGTTAAGTTCGAGGAACAGAAAAATTGTTTTATACAAGTGATCAACCGCCTGCCCATTACACAGGTGCTGGTAGATAGGAACGGTCTTGGTATGCAATTGGCAGAAGATCTGGAACGAGAAACAAGGAAAGCGCAGGGCGTTGACTTTACGAATGTAACCAAAGAGTTATGGGCTGTGGAGGCGAGGATACAGGCAGAGAAGATGAACACGCCAATCCCGGTGGATAGAGACCTGGCGTATCAGATCCACAGCATCAAAAAAAAGGTAAGCAGTGCCAAGAACAATATTTTCGACACCGAACGAAACGAAAGTCATCATGCGGATAAATTCTGGTCGTGGGCGCTGGCACTATGGGCCTCCAGGCAGGATGCCGGCTCTGGCGGATTTTCTTTCAGCTATGTAAAAGGCAAATGAGGTAAAAAATATGACTATTTCCGCACAAACACTCATACAGATCTCGTACTTTGACGCGCTGTTGACGGCGGACATTGACGAGCAGCGCAATATCCAGCTTGCGCGCAATTATCACAAAGGCGATCAGACCGTACACCTGACCGAGCGCGCGCAGGAATTCCTGGCATTGAATTCATCGGTTGACTTCAGGCTCAATATCTGCCAGTCCATTGTGACGGCTGTACAGGACGAGTTGAACGTGGTCGGTTTTGACACCACTGAGAAAGCCGAAGGTGAAGGCAGCAAGAAGCAAAGCCAATGGGCAAGCACCTTGTGGCAGTTGAATCGCATGGACTCGAAGCAGAACGATGTACATGAAGCCACGCTGAGGGACCGGGAAGCATTTGTGATCGTGGATTGGGATATTGAGAACAGCCGCCCGCGCATGACATTCCATGAGCGCTTTGTCAGCACAGAGGCCGGCGGGGATGGCACAGGTTGTTGGATGGTGTACGAGAATGACGACATCAACCAACCGGCGGTCGCCGCGGTCAAACAATGGTCTGAGATGACCGAAGAGAACGGGCGATTGCTAACCCGTATGCGCCGCACCGTCTATTATCCTGATCGGATTGAGCGTTGGGTGTACGGCTCAGACGATTGGGAACATTATGGCGAAGGAGGCAAGGGGCTTATCCCCTGGGTATCCGGCAAGGGAAAGAATGCCAGGCCGCTGGGTATTCCGGTGATCCATTTCCGAAATGAAGGACTTGCGCCTGAGGCGTGGGAAGCCATCCCCTTGCAGGATGCGATCAATAAGATCATGGTGGATATTCTCGCGTCGGCGGATACGACAGGCTTTCGCATCTTCGTGGCGCTGGGGTGGATACCGACCACGGATGGAAAAGAGCTTCGGACAGACGGCTCAAACGAGCTAAAGATCGCGCCCGGGCAGGTGATTGGCACAAGCAAGTCGAAGAACGATGCGGCATTTGATGCAATTGACGGCGCGGATGTGGCGCCGCTGATGAATACACTGATCGAGATCATTGCAATTGCCGCGCAGATCACGGCTACGCCCGTTTCGCGCTTTGTGATGACACGTCAACTGGCGGGGGCAGAGACTGTAAAGCAACAGGATAAACCCCTGCAACGCAAGGCGAAGAAGCGTAGAGTTTTATTTGGGAACGGGTGGGAAGATGTGATGAGTATGGCGCGCAAGCTGGATAATCTGTACGGGCGCGCAGGACTGGATGAAAGCATTTTGTTTTCCGCGCTTTGGGAACACAGCACCAGCCTGGATGAATTGAAGGATAAGCGCGAATCATTGAGCATTCCCCTCGAACAGTTATGGATGGAAGCCGGGTACTCGCCTGAGAAGATCACATCCATGAAAAATAGCGAAGAGTATCAATTGACCCGCGAGAAATTGTTGTGGGAAGCGGCGAGCGCCGCACAGGCGGCGGGTGTATCATTGGAAACTGTGCTGAGACGGGCCGGCATCGATACGGCTGAATTCGGGAGGATCGGGACGGAGAAGCTGGCAGATATCAAGACGAAGCAGGAAGATGTGATTCCTCCAAATAATCCCGAAACCGGCGAACCTATCACGCAGTAGGTATATATTCAATGGCAAGTAAAAATAAACCTGAAGCGAAGATCCCAGCGTATAATCGAAAGCCTTTGGGGAAGGCTTTGCCGCCTGTCAAAATTGTGCAGATACCCACAGCAGAAGAATTGGATCTAATCGTTTCTCTTTGGGATACATACGCGCCGGCGCAATACCGCGGCATGATGGACGCGGAGGACAGACTGGTCTTGCAGCAGACCGGCGAAAAGCCATCCGGTCGTTTTACTTGGAATGCGGCAACGATGACCTATACAAATGTAGAGACCGGACATGTTGTTGACCAGGACGAAGCGCTTTCCGCGGTAGCCGCGTTCGTGAGGGCATACAGCAAAGCATGAACCTTGAAGCACTCGCACAACAATTGGTCGATGGGAAGATCACGGTGGCGCAGTGGCAGGCGGCCATGCGTGAGTATATCCGTATCATTCACGTGGATGCTGCCGCGATCGCTATGGGCGGAAGGCAGAATGTCACGCAATCACAATGGGGTTATATCGGCTCGCTGATAAAAAAACAATACGCATACCTGGATAACTTCGTCCAGGATATTCTTGATAATCCGCAAGCCTGGCTGAACGGGCGTCTGTTTGTTCGTATGCAGCTCTACGAGCGCGCCGCCTGGGGAACCTTCGAGCAGGTGATCAGACGACAAATGGAAGCAATGGGATACGATGAAGAAAGGCGCGTGCTGGGGATGGCTGATCATTGTTTTGTAACTGGCACTTTAGTGAAAACGCCGTCGGGAGATAAACCAATAGAGAAGATTAGAATTGGTGAATATGTTGTAACCCGCTTTGGAAACAAAATGGTTACAAGGACATTTGTTAATGATTATTATGGCGATTTGTTAAATGTGTCTAGTGGTGAGAATTCAGTTATAACAACAAAAAACCATCCGTTTCTTACGGACAATGGATGGAAAAGGGCTGACAACCTATCTTGTTTAGATAATACCGTGATCTTTGAGAATGGTACTTATGTTCTCAGGCGTCACGTCACGATCCCAAATGCGTTCAACAATATACCCGCAGGCAGTAAGATAAGAATTTCTAGCCCTATCTCTGGCTTGTTGTCTTATCTGCCTTTCGTGCAACGGATTAAATCGTGGATGTCCATGCCACCATTCGCCGTCAGCCTCAATAATCAACCTTCCGATTCTAATATCAATAACGAAGTTGGGTTTAATAACTACAGCGTATTCGTATTTAACTTTCAAAGAATCAAGGATTTTATGAAGTTTTTTTTCAAGTCCAGATGGTTTATCTTTTTGAAGTTTTGCATTTCCAAGAAAGAGCTTCTCGATAATGTCTGGACGGGAAAGAGCTTGTTTTCGCAACCTTTCTTTAGCTCCATCCTTTTTGGAAGGGTTATTATTTCGCATGTACTCAGCGGCTTTGGAGCTAACAAGTTGCCGAGTGGCTTTTTTAGAAAGTGGGATACGAAGTTTGTTGGCTTTATCTCGAACCCGCTTATATGGAATATTAAGGCTTTTGGCACACCATTCTGCACCACGTGCAGGGTAATGCCTTTTAAGAAACGAAACATCATTTTTATTCCAAATGAAAATCTTGCCGCTTTTCTTGAAACACTCGCTACATTCTTTAGAGTACCAATCTTTCTTGTTGCCACAATGACAGATAAAACCGCGATGTGCTTCAAGAGACTTTCCGGTACACTTTTTGCATATTCCACTAACACTATGGTTTTCTTTTCCGCACTTGGAGCAAACCTTTTTAGATGGTCTGGGTGGCAGGTGTGGCCTGCATTTAGTACAGAGATTAATACACCGCTGTCCTATCTTTCCGCAAATGGGGCAGGTACGCCAATCGACAAGTTCGGGATGGGTATAGTCGGAAATCTTTGGCATATTTTATTTTACCCTAGCAATGATAAGTATAACCAAATTATACCACGCTCTATAAAGATTTACAACCTGGAGATTGAGGATGTACATGAATATATTGCAAACAACTTTGTTGTGCACAACTGCAATGGTTGTTTGGATCAGGCGAGCCTAGGCTGGCAACCCATCGGCACGCTTGATGGAATTGGTGAGGAAGAATGCTTGTCGAATTGCCATTGCGTCTTCGAGTACCGCAAGAATGACATGTTGTTCGCACCACGCGATGTGGAGAAAGCATCGGAGATGTTGTTTGCGCCGGCTTTGGAGTGATGTATGGCTGGCTCTGATGGTGATGTCCACGTTTACCCAGAGAATGACCTGCGCGAACATGTCACGGTCGGAACGGATTGCCCGTGTGACCCGATGGTGGAAGTGGTCGGTGCGAACCTGTTGATCATCCATTATGCGTTTGATCACAGGGAGATCGTTGAGCAGGCGATTGACATCATGAATAGTGACAACGAATAGCACTATATTAACTTTGTAATCTTGTGCTACAATGTGCTTGTCAATGTCCAGTACCTAATGGACTAAATAGGGATCGACGGAACACTTACCAGCCGTCCACTCATGCAACCGCAAGGGAGCATGAGTGGACGGCTTTTTGCGTTAAGTTCGACTGACCCCTCTGCCCCCTTCGGGCACCTCCCCTACAGGGGAGAACAATTCAAACCACGCAATGCCAGCGGTAATGGCAGTGAAGGAGTAAGAGCGATGTTGAAAAACTTTGGAAGGCCACTTGTTTTTTTCGATGGTGACGATAAAGGCGGTGGAGGAGCTGATCCAGACCAGAATAAAGATAAGTCTGCTGGCGACGGGAAAAGCACCGAAAAGAGCGACGCTCAGCTCAAGAAAGAATTCACCCAGGAGCAGCTCGACAAGTTGTTCGGGGATACCCGCAAGCAGGGCCGCGAGGCGCTGGCCAAGGAGATCCTTGAAAAGACCAGCTTCAAGTCCATTGACGAAGTGTACGCGGCATTAGACGCATACAGAAAGGCAGAGGACGACAAGCTGGGAGAGGTCGATAAGGCGAAGAAGATCGCTGAGGAGGCGAAAGCCAGGAACGACAAACTTGAAGGCGAACTCCGTGTAATGCGCTTCGAGCGCGATTTCGATAAGACGGTGCTGAAGCTACAGCTTGAGTTCCAGAACGATAAAGCGCGCGATGTGGCATTCAAACTTCTGGACATCGAGACGGCCGGCAAAGGCGAAAAGGAAATGGAAGAAGCGGTGAAAGATTTATTGAAGGAAGACGCTTATCTATTTGCCGATACCGAGCCCGAAGAGATCGATGCGACCCGAAGAGGCAAGACCAACCAAAAAACCTTGAAAAAGGAAATCGTTCAAGAAAAACAAAAAACCGGAAGGTACTCCGTTCTTTAGTTTGACGGTCTCCTTCCGAAGAGGAGAATACTATGACTCTCGTAACCCGTTCAGCCAGTGCGAGCATGGATGCCAGCACTGCGATGTACGCCCCCCAGATCACCGGTCTCGTAGCCGGCGAAAATCTGGATGTTGCCGCCCCTTGTTACATCAAGAGCAGCGACGGAAAAGTTTATATGTGTAACGGCACAGCCGCGAATGAAGCCGCGGAGTTTGCCGGCTTTACACCCCGCGCCGTTATAAGCGGTCAGCCTGTCACATTGTTCGGTTTCGGTACCCGTTTCCGCTATGGATCGGGCCTGACCCCGGGCGATGTGTTTTATATGGGCGCCACTGCTGGCCGGCTTGATACAGCGGCCACGACAGGCGACTCGATGGGTCTTGCGACCGCAATCACAGCGACTGATGTTGTTGTGAGCCGCGCCAACCCCCTGGTTTTGAATGCAGTAGCCGACGGCGCCCTGACAGGCACCAAGGTCGCCACCGTAGCCGACGCCAATGTTGTCGGCGGAATCACTGTTTTGCACCGTGTTGACATTGTCGCGGGGGCACTCGGTAACACCGATGTTGTGCTGACACACAAGACCCGTGTTATTGAAGCCTGGCTCGTGCTGCGCGGCGCCGGCGTTGCAACCACCACCCTGCAAGTAAAGAATGGCGCGAACGCCATTACCGATGCTATGGCGGCAAGCGGATCTGACAAAGCCCTTGTCCGAGCCGCAACCCTCGATGACGCATCCTGGGAAATCGCGGCTGGGGGCACATTGCGTGTGACCAGCGCGACCGGCGCAACCCAACCTGACGCTACCGTGTTCGTTCTCGGCGTGCGTGTTGCATAAGGAGCTGATGACATGACCACAGTAACCGGTACCCTTGATATTGCAAGTTTGCTGGCCGCTCGTTTCCAGAGCGCAGCCGAATATGGCTTGGACACCATCCAAGCCGTGTTGAATTCAGATGTTGCCGCGCATAACGCCATCGTCACAGAGATGATGAGCGACATGTGCGAAGTCACCACCGATCGTCAACGACTGTACGGCACAAGCGCCGACGGTGAGATGATCGAGGTGGATGAATACGGTCGCGGTCCCACACAACGCCCGCTGACTGGAGCGACCGTGGGCTTCCCTCTCAAGCTCTTCCAGTTCCCCATTGGCTGGACCGAGAAGTGGCTGCAAACCCACACGCCGGCAGACCTGGCGACCGCTTTCCTTGCCGCTGAGCAAGCCCATTTACGCGCGATCCAACGCGACCTAAAGAAAGCGATCTACCTTTCCGCGAACTACACGCACCGCGATCATCTGGTGGATAACGTTGACCTGGCGATCAAGCGATTCGTCAATGCCGACAGCGCGTCAATCCCGAACGGGCCAAACGGTGAAGCCTTTGACGGCGCAACCCACACACACTACGTGGGAGAGGCCTCTTTGACTGCCGCCTTCCTAACTGCGATCATCAATGATGTGATCGAGCATGGGCACGGCGGCGCAGTGAGGGTTGCGATCAGCAAGACCGACGAGGCCGCCACGCGCGCGTTGACCGGTTTTGTTGCGTATCCCGATCCCCGCATCATCTATCGCAACAGCGACACCCCTGGACAAACACTGGACATCAGCCGGCTGGATAACCGAGCGATCGGTATCTTCGGCGGCGCTGAGATCTGGGTGAAGTCCTGGGCCATTGCGAACTATGTGTATGTGTGGGACTCTGCCTCGCCGAACAAACCTTTGGCTTTCCGTCAGCGTGACAATGAAAACCTGCAAGGATTGCGCATTGCGGCTACCAACAGCGCTTACCCGCTGTACGCCCAATTCCTGGAATCTGAGTTTGGCATCGGCGTATGGACCCGCACGAACGGTGCGATCCTGTACTTCGCAAACGCCACATATGCCGACCCCGCGATCACCTGACAATCCAATAAATAAGAGCCGACACGTATTGAATGTGTCGGCTCTCCCTGAATTAACTACTTACGAGGTGTAACTATGGCTGAAACTGTAATCGGCGGCGCTTATTTATCCGCAGACAAAAAGACCCAGCACGATGCGAACGGTAAAGTGATCAATGCTTCCGCTTCTGCAGGCGTTGGACCTGCCGTTTCACAATCTGTTCCTGACGAAACAGAAGCGGGAGTACTTCCTGAAGCGCAAGCCACTGCCCAGCCGGCGCAGGCAGTCGCTGACAAGACAAGCAAAGCAAAGAAAGCATAGGTAATGCCGTGACCTTTACCTACAATCTCGCATCCACGGACGAGACCCTGCTTGCCATCTCTAAGATACGCCTTGAATTGGGCGATACGGTTTCAGGGGTTGGCGTGCGCCCGGATTGGACGAATCTGTCGGATGAAGAGATTACGGTGTGGTTGACGGCTGAATCCAATATGGGGATGCGCAGCGTGGCGCGCGCGTGCGAAGCCCTGGCGCGCATGTGGGCGTCCGTTACGAATGTAACGGTGGGACCCCGCAAAGAAGAGATGGGCAAAGTGGCAGATGCCTGGGCTAAACAGGCACAAGCCTTGCGCGACGTATACGGCGGTTCAAGCGGGAGCGCCTTCTCGGTTGGATTGGCGCGCGAGGACGGGTACTCAATTGCGGCGGAGGCCTCCGAATAATGGATATTCGAGAAGGCGATTTCCTGGTTGTAGGAAGCGACGAATACCCGATCAAGTCCTGCGCAGATTGGACGAAGTCGGGGATGAACAGCACTTCCTTTCGACGGATGGCCACGGTTACCGCCGGCACCAAACGAACCAAGAAAGGCGAGCCGGCCACCGTGTTGAGTAATTTGAAATGCACGCCTTTGGATCCTGTGGATCCTGAATTGCGCAGACGCCTGGCGCTTGAAACCCCCCATGAATTACTGCAAACCTTTATCGCCGACAGCGCAGGCTTTGTGCATTTGATCCTGGAAGATCTCAAATAATGGCCGCCGATGTTCAGAACCGAAAGACGATCCGCGAAGCGTTTGGCGCTTTGCTTGTCGCTGCCATCGAAGGCGCAGGCAAGCCCGCGCAAAAGGTCTACGACTTCATAGTCAAAGACTTCAAGGGAAAGTACGCCACTGTCGCATTGGACTCACGGCCATCCATAAGATCCAAGCAGGCACAAGTCACACGGGTGTCTTCGGGCATAAAACTGGATACGCATTTATTTGTGCTGTATTCGGACGATCCAACACCAGCCACGAATAGCCCCACGGCTGGAAACAATAAGGCGATCGAAATGGCTGATACCTCCCTTTTTGCCATTGGCGATGAAGTTTTTGTGGAGGATGCCGCGCATTACGAGGTTGCCGTAGTGACCGCCGTATCCACCAATGTGTCGATCACCGCGGCGACATTGATTTATTCCTACACGACGCCCAAGGTTTATTGGTGGAATGAAAAGCTGGCGGCTAATCGCCTTGATCTGTTGGAGAAGGAAATCTCCGACTTGCTCATGGACAACGATACGAATGAAACATGGGAGCAGGTTGCTTTTGATGGTGAACCCAGCCGTGACGACATAGCGATCGGCGGCAAGGAATACCTGCATGAAGTTATTCATCTTCTATTCACTCTCAAGAGCGATTAGCCATGACGCAGCTTAGCATCAAAGTCGACGGCCAATTGGTGCGCCAGGGATTGCAGAACCTGGGCGATGAGATCCCAAAGATCGGCCGGCTGCAAATCTATCGCACCGCGCAGGCGATCCAGAAAAGAATGAAGCAGAGCGGCGCAAAACCCAGCGGACCCATTCCCTGGGTAAGCAAGAAGCAACGCCAGGCCTTTTATGCGAGCGACGGGTTTGGAGGCGGAATCCCCCACCGACGCACTGACCAATATGTGGATGCATGGAAGATCGAACCGCTTGGCGATACCGGCTACCAGGTGAATAACCGAAGCAAGGGCGCCCCTTTTATCGGAGGCAACGCCTACGGCCAAAGGCAATCCCCCATCCATCAGGGACGCTGGCCATTGTTTCGAGACGTGGCAGACGAAGAGACCAGGAAGCTGCCCGAAGAGATAGCAAAAGAGATCCGTGTTGTCGCCAGGCGCAACAATCTAATGGTGAAGTAAGGAGTTCAGCATGAGCAACGGTTTGATCTATATCGGCAGGGGTGCATTCCAATACCCCTATCCAGCCAGGGACCTTTCAGCCAATGAAGTAAAGGAATTCGGCAGGGAAAAACTGCTGGCAACAGGTTTGTATCAGGAAGAAACCCCCACTGTCCTGCGGACATCTACCCCAAATCGGGAGAGCAGCGATTTGGGAGAGAAAAAGAAAGAGAAGGAGAATAAATAATGGCTACTTCAGGTGTAAAGACCCTAAGAAAAATCCAGCTCGGGCGTGAGGCCACGCCAGGGACGGCGATTCCTGCTACCACGATCTGGCGCGGGCCGGCGGTGATGCCGAATGACGAGCGGGTGCAGGTGAGGCCCGAGGAGAATGTCGGGTTTTCCGCCATAACGACGCGCCAATATACGCCGAGCCTTCTGGCAAGCCTGGCGTTCCCCGCGGTGGAGGCGACTTTTCAGCAAATCCAACATGTAATGGAGGCGGGCGTGAAGACGGTCACGCCTGTGGCGGATGGCGTTGGGACGGGCTTTGTGAATGCCTATCCGCTGCCATCGGGCGATGTCAACGCGACCAAGACCTATACCATCGAAGGCGGAGACAACAAGGTCGTTGAAGAGATCGAGTATGGGTTCGTGGTTGATTTCGAGCTGAGCGGCAAGAAAAACGAAGGCTGGATGCTGCAATCGAACTGGCGGGGCCGGCAGGCGATTGTCTCCGCCTTTACAGGCGCGTTGAGCGTCCCGACCGTGAGCGAGATGCTGTTCAACAAGAGCAAGCTGTACATTGATAATGTGGGCGGCGCGATAGGAACGACCCAGATCGTGAATGGATGGATCGAGGCGAAGCTCAAGGTGACGACCGGGCTGAAAGCGCAATTTACAGGGGAAGGTAATTTGTATTTCAGTTTCATGGACTTCATCGGGGCGAAGGCGGCGCTCGAAATTACCCTGCTGCACAATGCCGCGACCGCTGCGGAGCGTGTCTTGTGGCGGGCGAATACCCCGCGCCAGATCCGCCTGTTGATCGAGGGTAATAACCTGACAACACCCGGCACTTATAGCAAGGAGACTTTCCGCGCGGATATGGCCGGCGTGTACAGCGCATTTTCCGGGCCGAACGATGAAGACGAAGGCTCGAACGTCTCCAAGATTACGTTTGAGTGCGGATACGACGGGACAGCGGCCAAATTCGTTGACTTCCTGCTGGTGAATCAATTGGCAGCGGTGCCGTGATGCAGGGATTAGGAAATTAGGGATTAGGAAGGACGGAGGTGTTTATGGATGTTTTAGAGACGAAATCGAAATATGGCCTGACGATCAATCTGCATGATTTTTCACAGGCGCAGTTCGAGGAATATCAACCACAGGTTATCAAGGCCGCCAAACTTGCTTATACAGAATTCGACGGTGGTACGGGCGTTTCTGCCTCTTCGGTTACTCGCGGTGAGACCGTCCGCGCCGCTGTCAAAGCCGGCTTTTTGACGGGCGTAACCGTTGAAGAGATCGGCGAATTAAAGCCCTATGTAGTGGAGTGGCTGGCAGACCAGGTGCGCGATCATGTTAAAAAGGTTACTACCGCGCCAACCGACCCAAACTGATCAAGGCGGCGGCAAGATGGACACAGGGACTGAAAGACGACGATGGAAACCTGCTCCAGCCTGCTCCGCCTTATGAATTATCGCTTGGTTTGGATTGGGTACGCTTTAATACATCCCCGTTTTCAGGCGGCTTATACGATCAGCCAATACAGTTGCTGCGCAATATAAAAAACCTGCTGAACGTTCATAATGCGATCAATGCGTGGAAAAGCGCAAATGCCGGTTTGAGCGGTGATGGATTGATAAAGTGGATGAACGCGAACAAAGACATAGTGAAATTCATGGAATATGTTTGGAGTTTAGATGTCGATCAGACTTAGCGCAGAAGAAATTAAATTAATATTATCATTACAAAATGATGCGTCCGCTCAACTCAAGACGGCCATCGGTGATATTAATGCGCTAGAAGAGAGCGTTGAGGGGGCGGGCGATACAACGGATGACACAAGCGAAGATTTTGATGGTATGGGAGTCGCTTTAAAGTCTTTAAAAGGGTATCTGGCGCTTGTTGTAGCCGCCGTCGGCGCGATGGTGGTGGTTTTTAAATTTTCGGAAGAGGGCGCGGAACTTGAAAGGCTAAAAGACGCCGGACACGAAATGGCTCGTCAACTTGGTGGGGACATGGATTTAATCGTTGAAAAGGTTAAAGCAGCCTCTCTAGGCACGGTCTCTGAAATGGACATTATTGGCTCTGCCAATAAAGCCATGATGCTTGGATTAGGTGCGGACGCTAATGAACTCGCAAATTTAATGGAAGTTGCAGCATTTCGCGGGCGCGCGATGGGAATTAGCACCACACAGGCGTTTGATGATATTGTGCGCGGAATCGGCAGGGCTTCGCCGCTTATTCTTGATAATCTCGGCATTATCATCGATGCGGACGCCACTTACGAAGACTACGCTGAAAGCATCGGGAAATCAAAAGACGAATTAACAAAGGCAGAAAAGACACAAGCCCTATTAAATAAAACGCTTGAAACTGGCAACGAAATGCTCGAAAAGGCGGGCGGATTGGCTGATGACAGTGCCGCACAATTCGAGCGGCTTGGCGCTACGTGGCTGGATTTTATTAATGGCATCAAGGAAGGAACTGGCGATACCGGCGGAGACTTTGCGGAATTTCTTGCAATGTCGCTCGAAGGCTGGAGGATTTTTGGCGAGGTTGTTGATAAGCAGATCACATTAAATGAAAAAGCTATATATCTAAGAGATACGCTCGATCCAATGAACGCCGGATGGCAGGAATATCTGCCATTAGCCCAGGAAATGTTGGAAAAACAACGAGCGCTAGACGCAGAATTTCAGATGTCTGCCGGCGCAGTAACTGCCGCAGCCGATGCGGTTGGGGATTTAATTGAGGTTGACAAAGAGGCTGTCAAAGGGGCGATGGCGGTATTTGAAAGCTACCAAAAGAACGAGGAAAAACTTGCCGGTCTACAAACCGAACATGATAAATTGACCGCCAAAAAACAGGATTTATTGAATCGGGGATACTGGCCCGAAAACAGCGCAATTATAAATTTAAACGAAAAGCTGGCGGAGAACGAACAGAAACAAAATGATGTAACCCTGGCAATTCAAGGCACTTTGGAAGCCATGTTATTACAGACTGCCGCCGCTGGACTGGACGCCGAGGGACAACTTGCGCTGGCACGCGCGATGGGAACAATTGACGAGGCAACTTATCAGGCATTAACCGCTCAAAATCTACTAAAAGCCTCGTACGAGAAAGGCATAATAGACGCGCCAGAATATGCAAGGAAAACACTCGAACTTCGTGATGCAATTGCAAGGCTGGAAAGCAAAAAAATAACAATCACGGCGGATGCGATTTTTAATGAAATAAGAAATGTTATACGAAACACAACCAATGCAATAAATGTGCGGCCTGGAAGCGGGCGCGCATTGGGAACGAAGGGTTGGGAGGAAGTTCCCTCCGGGTATCCAGACGATACCTATCCACTTCTGCTGACGAGCGGTGAACGGTTCGCGGTGACCCCTGCCGGCGTCAATGCCTCGCCGGCTTCTGTGGGCGGGTTTGGCGGCGGCGGGAACAGTTTTCATGTGACCTACTCGCCCGGGATCTCGTTTGGGGATGAGAGCGAGGCGGTCAACAGACTCTATCCGCTGTTTCTCGAAATGATACAAAAAGCCAAGGCAAACGGGCATCTCTAATGGCGCTATACGGGACTTTTAAGTACGGCGACGGCACGAAATACGGCGAGAGCGCGGCGACCGGGTTATTGTCCTGGGCGGTCGAAATAGACTGGGACAGGGATTATCGCTTTGACGGCTCAAATGAAGCCAGTCGTATGTTTTATATTTCCGTTGAGCGCGGACGCAAACGAATGCTAAAAAGCGTTGGACAGGGTTTTGAGACCATCCCGCCTGGGCGTTGCATTATTAAACTGCGTAATAACGACGGACGTTATGACGGATGGAACTCAGCCAGTCCGCTCTTTCCATATGTAACGTACGGGCCCGAGGTAAAAATCCGCGTCAAGGATCAGGCAACCGGAGTTATAAAACCGTTTTTCCGCGGTGTGATCGTGGATATTCGTCCATATGGCTATGGCGGTGATGCGTATGTGGAGCTCGAGATCGAGGACGGCGGGCGTTTTTTACGCTCGTATACCGCGAGATTTGCGGTGTCGGAGGGACAAACGATCACTACGATCATAGGAAATATTTTGACTGCCGTGAATTGGCCGTACCGCTGGGGCAGGAATATTGACAGTTCAACCAGCACGATTCCATATCACTGGTCGAGCGGAAATAAACTTGCATGGAGCGAGTTGGAGGATGTGTCGAATTCATTTTTGGGTTTATTTTTTATCGCGGCGAACGGCAATGCCAGATTTATTGATCGCAACTCCGCGCCTGCGGCTGTCGCAGATCTAACGCAGGCGGTACTTCTAAAGGATGTCAATAATCCGCAGCCGTATGTCAACCGCAGGAATGTGACACGGTTAAAAATAAAACCACTCAAGGCGGCGGCTTCCGGGGTCATTTATTCGGTGATCGGCGATCCATTGCTGGTTTCCGCGGGAACTACGAAGTATATCGGGGCGAATTATACATACAACAACGTGCCTGTTTCGGCGAAAACAGTATTGCAGCCAGTAGCGACAGACGATTTTCTCGCAAACACAAATTCAGACGGAACAGGAACGAATAAGACGGCTTTTTGCTCGATTCTCGTGACCGATTTTGGCGATAATGCGATCATGGCGATAACCAATAACGATACGGTTGATTTTTATGTGACCATGCGGAAGATAAAAGGCATTGCGCTGTATGAGGAGAATGTCTCGGACGCAACATATCCAGAAAACACGACAACTGTAGCAGAGCCGCGCGAATTTGTGCTTGACCAGAAATGGCAGCAGAGCGCAAACGTGGCGCTGGATTATGCGCTGGTGCTCGGACAATTTCTCAACACTCTGCATCCATTTCCGTCCGTAAAAATAGAGAGCCGGCCCGAATTGCAATTTGCGGTGGATTTATTTGACATTGTCGGACTCGACGT